CCCCACCACCACCAAGAGTATGTACGAGCGATCCTTTGGCACAATCATTTTTGGTCGAAGAGGATAAAGGTGTATTTGTAACTAAATGTGATGTATTCTTTCGTGAGAAAGATGAAAATAATTTGCCAGTTACTTTTCAAATTAGAACCATGGAGAATGGAACTCCAACTCAAAGGGTTCTTCCTTTCTCGGAAGTTGTCAAATCTCCAGATGATGTCCTACTCTCCTCTGATGGATCTGTTTCAACTACATTCCAATTTAAAGCACCAGTTTATCTTGAATCTGATACTGAATATGCAATGATATTGCTTGCTGAATCTGCGGATTATAGTGTTTATATCTCAAGAGTTGGTGAAAATGATTTAACGACTCAACAATTTGTTGAAAATCAACCGTTCTTGGGATCTTTATTCAAATCACAAAATGCTTCTACATGGGAGTCAAGTCAATGGGAAGACCTTAAGTTTAAACTTTATAGAGCATATTTTGAGGCATCAGGAGATGTTGATTTCTTTAGTCCACAACTCACAGAAGGAAATAAGCAAATTCCTATACTTATGCCAAATTCTTTTAATACCATTGGAAGAAAGATACGAGTTGGTTTAGGAACTACAACTGCAGATTCTGGATATGAAGTAGGAAATACTTTCTTCCAACAAGGAATTCCTGCAACTGCAAATTTAGTGGGAACTGCTGGAACAGCCGTTGGAGATTTAACGATTTCTAATGCTGGTATTGGATATACTCCTAATACAGGAAGTTATAGTTTTACTGGTGTAATTTTAGATACTCTTACCGGCAATGGAAGAGGAGCAACTGGAGAAATTACTATTAGTGATGGAGTTGCTATTGGAGCTACTATTAATAGTGGCGGATCTGGTTATCAGATTGGTGATGTTCTTGGAGTTTCTAATATTGGAATTGCTTCTGTTGGTAGAAATATGAAATTGACAGTTGCTGGTATTGGAAATACTAGTGAATTGATTCTTGATAATGTACAAGGCAATTTTGTAGTTGGATCTGCAAATACTGTAATGTATATTAATTCTAGTGGAATTACAACGGAATTTAATTATAGTAATGGTGGAGATGTTCAAGTATCTTCAATTGAAGTGAATTCTGATGGTACACATATTAAAGTTCATCATAAGAACCATGGAATGTATTCTGATAAGAATGTTGTTGAAATAATGGATGTTAGATCAGACATTAAACCAACAGTACTCAGTTCTGCTTATCCAGTTGGATCTGTTGGTGGAATATCTGTTGTTGATGCATCTGTATTCTCAACTTTTGAAAATGTTGGTGTTGGAACTACTAATACTGGATTCCTTCGTATTCATGATGAAATTATTGAATATACGAATGTATCTGGTAATACTATTGGTGGAATTACTAGAGGATCTGATAAATATGATTATCCTGTAGGGACTCCTGTTTATAAATATGAACTCAATGGGGTTAATTTGAAGAGGATTAATAAAATCCACACATTATCAGATGCTACAGTTTCTGATCCAATTACTCTTGACTCTTATCATATCAAATTAGATATGTCTGAGAAATTTAATGTTGATAATGATGATAGGAGTGATAATACTGGATTCCCAGCGTTGTATTTGAATGAAACCAAATCTACTGGTGGATATAGAGCAAAAGCAACTCAGAATATGCCTTTTGAAGTTTTTACTCCTATTATTCAAAATGTAACGACCAAGGGTACTAGTATTACTGGAGAAATAAGAACTGTTACTAATAGTAGTATTAGTGGAAATGAAATTCCATTTGTTGATGCAGGTTTTGAACCCTTTGATATAAATGCAACACATTATTTTGATACTCCCAGAATGATAGCATCTAAAGTTAATGAAGATGTTAATATGAATGAATTTGAGGGAAATAAATCAATGAATATGAGATTAACCCTTGGATCTACTGACAATAGGGTAAGTCCAGTAATTGACGGAGAAAGAGTAAGTGCTATTCTTACAACAAATAGGGTTAATGATGTAATTGAAGATTATGCAACTGATAGTAGAGTAAATGGTATTGATACTGATCCAACAGCATTTAAATACCTATCTAAGCAGATTAAATTGCAACAATCTGCTACTTCTCTTAAAATATTTGTAGATGCTCACATTAATGTTAATTGTGATATTAGGGCATTTTATGCGATAGGGGATGTATCTGGGTTTGAGCCAATCTTTACTCCTTTCCCAGGATATAGTAATCTTAATGGTAGAGGACAAGTAATCTCTAAAGAAGATAGTAATGGTGAATCTGATTCATTTATTTCTAAATCTAATGAATTAGGATTTACTGCGGAAAGTGTAGACTTTAAAGAGTATACATTTACTGCTGATAATCTACCTTCTTTTAGATCTTATCAGATTAAGATTGTACTTACTTCTACTAACCAAGTTTATGTTCCTCAAATGAAAGATTTGAGAGTTATTGCATTAGCTTAATATGGATAATTATGACGTAAAGGGTAATAAGGATCTCGCAAGAGATCCTGATACCAATTCAATAGTTAATGTAAATAGTTTAGATTATGATAGATATATTGCCATGCGTAGAGCAAAAAATCAAAAAAATAAAGTGGTAGAGACTATTGAGGAAGATTTAAATGATTTGAGAAGCGAAATTAATGAAATCAAATCCTTACTTAAAGAGTTAGTCAATGGCAACTAAAAAAATAACATTCGATCCAGATTCTGGAGTTCCATATGGTGCAAATCTAACCATTTATGGAGGGGCTAATTTTAATGCTCATTTTGAGGTAGTTGATACTTCAGGAGCAGCATTTAATTTTACTGGATGGACTGCTTCTTCTCAAATGGTAAAAAGTATTGGTGCTGGTGCAACTACAGTAGCAGATGCCACATTTAATATTGGATTTACCAGCGCATACGATGGTAAATTTATAAGTTCTTTGACTGCTGCTGCAACAACCAGTTATTATCTTTCTGAAGGAAGATATATGTATAATATTTTAGTAAGTTCTGGAACTACAACATATAATTTGGTAAATGGTAATGTTTTAGTGTATGAACAAATATCATCTCCACCTTCCTAAATATTACAAGGGGTAATAGTATAAATGGCACAACCAGCAAGTAGACAAGAATTTATTGATTACTGTAAGCGACAGCTGGGAGCTCCAGTTCTAGAGGTTAATGTTGCAGAGGAGCAGATATCTGATTTAATTGACGATGCTATTCAGTATTTTCAAGAGAGGCATTTTGATGGTGTCTCTCAAATGTACCTTAAGTATCAAATAACACAAGAAGATATTGATAGGGGAAGAGCACCGCATAAAAGTCAAGTAGGAATAGTTACAACAACTGCCGATGCTACAATTGCTGGGGTATCAACATCCTTTAAGTGGGAAGAAAATAGTAATTATTTACAAGTTCCACCCGCTATTATTGGAGTAACTAAAATATTCCATTTTGATGGGTCACATTCTATGTCAAGTGGGATGTTTAATGTTAAGTATCAGTTATTTTTAAATGATATGTATTATTGGGGAAATACTGAACTTCTATCATATTCAATGCTTAAGACATATCTAGAAGATATTGATTTCCTATTAACTACAGAGAAGCAAATAAGATTTAATCAAAGAATGGATAGATTATATCTTGATATTGATTGGGAAAGTCTTTCTGTGGGAGATTGGATAATTATGGATTGCTTTAGAGCTCTAAATCCTAATGATTTTGGTAGAGTTTGGAATGATTCATTCTTAAAACCATATGCAACTGCTTTAATTAAGAGACAGTGGGGTCAGAACTTATTAAAATTCCAAGGAGTAAAACTTCCAGGTGGCGTTGAATTAAATGGGAGACAGATTTATGATGATGCCCAAAAAGAATTAGATTCTATTAGAGAAAGAATGTCCAATACTTATGAGTTACCTCCGCTAGATATGATAGGTTAAATATATGCTTAATCCATATTTTCAACAAGGAGCAAGATCTGAACAAAATTTAGTTCAGGATTTAATCAACGAACAGTTGAGAATGTATGGTGTTGAGATTTATTATTTGCCTAGAAAATATATGACTGAGAATACAGTCATAAGAGAAGTAATAGAATCAAAATTTGATGATGCATATCCATTAGAAGCATATATTGATAATTTTGATGGATATGCTGAGAATCCTGTTCTTCTATCAAAGTTTGGTATTGAAGCACAGAATGAAGTAACATTAGTTATTTCTAGAGAAAGATGGGAAACATATATCCAACCTTTGATGGAGAATGAGTCTAATGTAAAACTTACTAATCGTCCTAAAGAAGGTGATATAGTATATTTCCCGTTAGGAGATCGTTTATTTGAAATTAAATATGTAGAGCATGAAAAACCATTTTATCAACTTCAAAAAACTTATGTTTATACTCTAAGATGTGAACTCTTCCGCTATGAAGATGAAGTTATTGATACTGGAGTGGCAGAAATTGATGATGAGTTGACAGGAGATAATTCTGATGGAACTGCTGGTGTAGATGATAGTATTTCAACTATTTTGGGTTCTACTCAAACACTTACTCTTGTTGGGACAGGAGTAACAGCAACTGCCTTAACAGGTATTGTTGATGGGTATATTAGAACAATTTCTTTATCAAATCGTGGAGGTGGATATACTAGTATTCCTACTGTAGGAGTATCTTCAGCACCTTCAGGAGGGGTTACTGGTATACCTACTGCAAGTATGATTAGTGGGATACAATATTGCAATTTAAATATAAATGCTAATCAAAAATCTGTTCAAGCAGTTAATTTAATAAATTCTGGTGCAGGATATACGGTTGCTCCCTATGTTACTATTACTGGAGGAAAAGGTAGTGGGGCAATAGCAGTTGCTGGTATTGGAACAACTGGTGGTGTTGGACTTGTAACTGTAAGTGGTTCTGGTTCTGGATATGTTACAGCACCTACGGTTACATTCTCTACTCCAAAACACGTTGGTGCTGCTGCTACTGCTATTTTAGATACTCCTATGGTGGGTGGTGGAGTAAGTATTACTTCTGCTGTTATTAGTGTTGGTTCTTCTTCTTATCTATTCCCAGGTGGAACAACAGGTGGTGTATTCTATAAAGAAGCACCTAAGATAACATTCGATCTTCCAACAGGTGGTGGTAATACTGCAGAAGCAGATGCTACTCTGGATGATTATAATTTAACAGGTGGAACAGTTTTAAGTGTTGGAATTACTACTGGCGGAAGATTTTATGATGCTGCACCTATTGTAACAATTTCTCATCCTGGATGGAGTTATGCTTCTGCAACAATAGGAATTGCTGGTACTTCTATTAATCCTTCTTCTGTTGCATTTACAACTACTGGTAGGGCATATACGACAGCACCAACAGTTGCAATATCTACCACTAGTGGACAAGATGCTCCGTTAGAGATTGCTGTTGGTATTGCCACTATTCATCCTATAACAGGAATTGTTACTGCAGTTGGATTTAATTCAACAACAGATTCTTGGTGTGTTGGAACAGGAGCAACTATAGGTCTTGGATATACTGCTGTACCTTCAATTTCATTCGGTTCTCCTTATCCTAGCCCTGTTCAAGCTACTGCAACTGCAACAATTGATGCAGATGGACAAGTTGATGCTGTTTCTATAGGAAATAGTGGTTATGGATATGCTGCTACTCCAGGCGTTACAATTGACCCACCTGATTCACAAGTAGAACAGTTCAGAGCATTAGGATTTACTACAATAAGATATAATTCTATTGAGACTTCAGGAACAATTGGTATTGGATCTACCTATATTACAGGAATTACGACTACAAATATTTACATCGGTGATAGAGTTAGATTGGCTAGTGGATATGATAACCATCTTGTTAACTTTATTGCAACCGATAGTTATGTATCTCAAATTGGTATAAACACCATTTATATGTCTTCGACATCATTTAATGTTGGGATTGCAACATCAGCATTTGAATTTGGTATTGATAAGTGCGGTATTGTTACAGGTATTGGTATTACTTATGGTGGAGGTGGGTATTTAGCGCCACCAATAGTATCTATTTCTAATACTGAAGGAGATAAGAATTATGTAGAACTTGCTGCAGGAATTCATACTGCAACTGGTATTTCTACAATTACTTCGGGAGGATTAGTTGCTGGAGTATGGATAAGTGATGCTGGTCATGGATATATACTAACTCCAACTGTTACTCTCTCCGATCCTTCAATGGATTCTACTGGTAACTTTGTCTTTAATGAGATAGTTGAGGGTCAAACAAGTGGAACAACTGCAAGAGTAAGGACTTGGAATTCTATAGAAAATACCTTAGAAGTTGGTACTGTTGCTGGAACATTTGCTCCTGGAGAATATATACTTGGTAAGTCTTCTGGTGCTTCTCATAAATTAAGAATTCTTGATACAGATCCTCTTGATGATGGATTTGCTGATAATAAGACTATAGAGACGGTAGCAGATACTATTTTGGATTTCTCAGAAGGTAATCCATTTGGTAACCCATAAATATAATATAAGAGGAATCTAAGAAATGTTTGACTATTTTTATAACGAAATATTGAGAAGGACCATTATATCCTTTGGTACTCTTTTTAATAATATTAATATTAAGCACACTGACAGTAGTGATAATACTGTGAGTGTTACTAAGGTTCCTTTGGCATATGGACCTACTCAAAAGTTTTTGGCAAGGTTGGAGCAATCTCCAGATTTAAATAAATCAACTTCAATTACTCTTCCAAGGATGTCCTTTGAGTTTACTGGATTGACATATGACCCATCTAGAAAGGTAAGCACAACTCAGCAATTTGTAATACAGGATCCAAATTCTAGTTCCCCTTCAGAAAAAAAGGCATATATGCCGGTTCCTTATAATATGCAATTTGAACTTGCTGTTATGGCAAAATTAAATGATGATGCTCTACAGATCGTTGAACAAATTTTACCATACTTCCAACCTTCTTTTAATGTAACAGTTAATTTGGTTGATACTATTAAAGAGAAAAGGGATGTCCCAATCATCCTTGAAAATATAACAATGCAGGATGATTATGAAGGAAATTTTGATTCAAGAAGAGTTCTTTATTATACCCTAAGATTTACTGCAAAAACTTATCTGTTTGGTCCTGTTTCCAGTGCTACTACAGACATCATCAAGAAGTCCAGTGTCAGTTACATATCTGGAGATAGTAGGTCTACTACAAGAGACATTACATATTCTGTTGCTCCAAGAGCAATTAAAGATTATGATAATGATACAGTAACACAACTATCTGAAGACTTGATTAATGAAGATGGTAAGCCTGCTTCTACAGTATTTAATGTTGATGATGCAACTAATATTACTGCAAGTTCTGGAACAACTAAAGTTTATATTGATATTGATGGTGAAGAGATGCTTGTGAAGGCTAAGAGTGGTAATAAGATTACTGTTGAGAGAGGACAAGATGGAAGTACAATTGCAGACCACTTAAAAGGAGCAGCAATTCATTCTATTACATCTGCCGATAATGATATGATAGAACTTGGAGATGACTTTGGATTTAGTGGATCGATTTCATGAAAATGACAAAAAATTTAGATGATACCTTTAATATTGCTCCTACTGAAATTACGGTAGATGAAAGTGATGTTGTTGTAGGTCTAGAAAGGGAAAAACCTGCTAGACTTACTCAAGATGATATTACCAAAGATTATGAATACACAAGAGGTAATTTATATTCTATAATCGAAAAAGGTCAGGAAGCAATTAATGGTATTCTTGAATTGGCACAGGAAAGTGAGATGCCCAGAGCATATGAAGTTGCCGGTCAGTTAATCAAGAGTGTTTCTGATGCAACTGATAAGTTAATGGATCTTCAGAAAAAATTAAAGGATGTAGAAGAAGAGACAAGACAAAAAGGTCCAAGTACTGTTAATAATGCACTCTTTGTTGGGTCAACTGCAGAATTGCAAAAACTATTAAAAAGTGGATTAAAAGATACTTCTAAATAGTAGAGCGGAGAGAAATCCCAAAGTATCAGAGTTACTAATAGTATGTCGGAAAATTTACCATCTATAGATGATTTTGCTGAAGATTTAAGTGAATTGCCGTCATCTGAAGAATTTATAAAAGAAGATTTACCTTCTATTGAAGAATTTTTCGATGAAGAAAAAATTGTAGAAGAGATAGTAGAAGAAGTTAAAGAAGAATTGCCTTTAGTTTCTGAATTACTGGAAGTTGAAGAAGATCTTCCATCAATTTCAGATTTTATAGAAGAGATTGAAGAAGAAGAAGTTGAAGAAGAAGTTGAAGAAGAAGTTGAAGAAGAAGAAGTTAATTTAGAAGAAATATTAGGTTTAATTGAAGAAGTAAGAAAGGATATTCCTGATATTCCTGAAATAAGGTATTATGATGAAGAACTTGAAAAAATTGTATCTTATATTGAAGAAGTAAGAGAAGAAATTCCTGAAATTCCCAAAGTAAAGTATTATGATGAGGATATTGAATCTTTAAAAGGTAATATTGAAGAAGTCAATAAATCTTTAAGTGATGATATTGAGCAAGTTAATGAATCTTTAAATGATAATATTGAAGTTGTTAGAAATGAAGTAGTTTCTAATATCAATATTGCTAAAGAGGATATTTCAACAAATATTGAAAATAATTTAATAAAGATAGATGATAGATTAAACGACATTAAGATAAATTTTGATTTAAATATTGATCAATTTTCAGAAAAACTTAATGTAAATGATTTTGAGACAAAAGTTGATATTAAAAATTTAAATTTAAATATAGAAGAAACTAAGAGCAAAATATCTGAAGAGTTAAAAGAAGCTTCTGAAAAAATTTGGTCTCATCATAATGAATTTAAAGATGATGATAGAAAGTTAAAAAAACAAATTCTTGGGCAATATAATACCTTAAAAGAAAATATTGAAAAACAAATAGAAGATTTTAATGAGAAAAATATTAAATCTCAAAATATTATTACAGGTTCTTTAAAAGATTATTTTGACACTTTAAAAGAAGATATTAAAAATTTACCAGAGGTAAAATATTATGATGAAGAAATTAATGAAATAAAATCTGATATCAATTCTCTTCAATTATTAAAGAGAAATGTTAAGGAATTAAAAGAAACACAAAAAGAGTTTCAAGACACACAGAAAGAATTTCAAGAAAAACTTGAAGAGGGTCTTTTAAATATTTCTCCTCAAGAAAATAATTCTGATCCTCTTACACCTTTAGATCATAACTTCGTAACACTTGATCAATTACAAGAACATTATAGATTATTTGTTAATAGGGTTCAGCAACAATTAGCATCATTAGGTGGTGGGGGAGAAGTATGGTTAAAATATCTTAATGATGTTGGAATTTCTACTCAATCTATTGCTGATGGATGGGTTTTAACATGGAATGAATCTCAATCAAAATGGTTGGGTGCTGCTAGTGCTGGTGGAGGTGGTGGTGTTGGTTCTGGTGGCACATGGGCCAACTATGATAGCAATACTGGTGTTACAACTACAAAGAAAGTAAAAATTCAAAATCATTTAGAAGTTATTGGTGTTATAACTGCTAGTTCTTTTAAAGGTCCTTCTGGAGGAGCAGCTGCTACCTTTATTGGAGATGGTTCGGGATTAACTGGTATTACTGCATCAGGAAGTGGAATAATTATTAGAGATGATGGAACTTTAGTTGGAACTGCTGGAACAATTAATTTTGGCGATAATCTAAATGTAACTCCGGTTAGTGCTGGTATTGTTACTATTAGTTCTTCTGGTGGTGGTTTATGGGAAAAAACTAATGCTGGTATTAATACTGTTTCTAATGTAGGTATAGGAACAACTAACCCTAGATTTTTATTAGAGGTAGGTGGTGTAGGTGCATCTGGAACTAGTTTATTTGTAAATGGTGATGCAAGGGTTACAGGTATTCTTTCAGTTGGTGAAGGAACTATTACTCTTGATCCTAATGCTAAAACAATTAGTGGATTGGATGAAATAAAAATTGGTTCTGGTGCGAATTTAATTACTCTTAAGAGAGGATCATCTGGACAGATAGAATTTCTTGATGCTGATGGATTTGAAAATTCAGTTGGAATTGGTACAAATTTTAATCTTAATACTCTTGGT